CCTTCCATAGTCTTTTCCAGCTTACGACGCATCAACAACTTCATGCCTTCTGGAGCATCTGTCTGCACCCACCAAGCGGTAGATGAAGTCAAACGAGACAGAACAGCCGCGCCTTCGTCAAGCAAGCCAATTGACTTGATTGGGTTGACGTCGTTGTTGCCTGTACCTGCACGCAGGACGGACTTCAACAGAACTTCGGCTTGGAAGACGTTGCCGGGGGCCACAATCAATTGACGTGGAACCAGACGAATCTTCTTGCCGTTGTTGTCCACAGCTTGGCGGATTTGAATCAACATCTGTTCGAGAGATGTTTGGCTCAAGTTCGCGGCAGTGGTCAGCAAGTTGCTGAAAGTACCGTTCACGATGGGGTGTGATGCGCTGTTCAGAGCAACACCGTCACCGCCGGGGTACGCGCTGTTGAAAGCACGGTTCAACACGTTTGCACTCAATGTCTCTTTGGTCTCAATCAAAGACTGAGCCAAGTGACGAGCGTAAACCTGACCGATGCGGATATGGTCGCCGTCTTCAACCAACACTTTGGTCAATGCGAAGGCAAGGCCATACACGTTGTACACATAGCGTTGCAAGAAGAGAACACCACCCTGCTGATACGAAACAGGAGTTCCGTCAGGCAGTTGTGGAGCGGCTCCAAATCCATAAAGGACTGGTTCTTCGTGGTAGTTACGGGGGATACCTTCTTGTTCACGGAAAACTCGTGACCATTCATCGGTACGTTGGTCATAGACTCCATCAAAACATTCGTTGAGAATTGGTTCAACGATGCTTCTAAAGTCCGTACTGCGCATTGGAGCGGCCATTTTTTAGTCCCCCTTAAATTGCATTGATGGTGGCAACATACTGGCTACGGCTCACTTGAACCTGAACCACGGTGTATGCGTCACCCCATGCGTTATCGACACCGGGAGACAAGTTGATGATTCGCAAATCACCCACGTTACCCGAACCCACCAAACTCGTAGAGATGGTGCATTGAGACAAACCAGTGGTGGTTGAACCAGCCGCAATGTTTGTAAAGTTTGCTTGGTCGCCAACAGAAGTCTGAGCCAAGCTACCATCTGCCTGAATGTCGTAAACGATGTTCGGGTCAGAGTAGTAATAGGTCACTTGAGAACCAGTTTGGTATGCAGTGTTTGCAATCCATTGGTTGCTCACAATACGACGACCTGTGAGGTCGGTGTACTCTTGACCAGCGAAAGCACCTTGGAAGGCACTACCAGCAGTGGCGGCGACGATGTTGCCGCTTGTGTTCAGCGCTACAGGTTGGCCTTTCAAAATGCCAGTGTTGTAGGCTGAAGCAATACCGTTGGAAAGCGCAACCGCTCTGTCCAGACCCGTAGGGTGGAAAGAAGGACGCAGACCAAACGGAGCATTGATTGAAGACATAGTCTTACTCCTAATGTTCAGTTAAACACCCTACCCCGCAAAATGCGGCGCAGGAATCGGTTTGTCAATGTCATTAAGCCCTTCGCCTTCAATCTGACCGAGGCTTCTGCCCCGACTATCGCGTCCCACGTTTTGCTCTGCTTGAAGGCGAATTTTGTTCGCTTCTTCCAGCGGTGCATCATGGTGAAAATGAGCCATTACCTCTTGGTACAAGTCCATAGGAATCTTGTACAGCAACATCTCATTACACGAGATAAAACCTTCATGTTCTCCAGCTTTTACACGGTTGTTTCGCATTTCAGGTAACTCATCCGCTTTCACGGGAACGTACCCAAGGCGAAGCCGTTTATCTATGCTGTCGTAACTGTTAGTTGTCGATAACCAGCAAACGTGCCATCCTTTCATGTCAGGCACACTAGGCAATGCACTTTGTGTCCATTCGTCTTTCCACATCTTGCGACGCTCATCTGACGATGCCATTTTGTCTTCTGGAGCCTCGCGAATCGTGTCGCGACTACCGCGATTGTCGCGGTCTCCAGCATTCAAATTTTTCTTTAAACGAGAATCCATTTTATTACTCCTTAACCGTTATTGTTGCGTGCTTCTAAGGCGTAGCGTCGAATCATCTTCGCTCGTTTCTCAGCGTCATCCCACATACCTGCATCTTTCATAGCCCTCACCTGTTCTGGTGACAAGGTAAATGAATTACCTCTGCCATTATTCGATGCAAATTCGCGGCCTGAACTCGTCACTGCACTTCGCGGTCTTGAGCGTGGTCTCTCGTCTGCATCTTCAGTATACCTGTGGGGTACTACTCTTTGCAAGCGCCTGTCAAGTTCTTGCCAATACTCGGAAGTTTTTGGGTCGTAACCCTCTTCCGCAAGGATGGCATCTTCATTCAGGGCGCGGCGTGAGTCAGGGTCTTTGCCATTGGGGTCGTACCACGGGTTATTCGCCATCCAGTTGCTGGCATGGCGTTGGAGTTGAGGGTCTGGAGCCTGAATTGTGCGTTGAGCCTGTGGGGCAACAGCGCGTTTCTTCAGGTTTGCCAAAGCCTCCGCCTGTCGGCGTGCTTCAAACCACATTTCCTGCGCAGAAGTCAGCAATTCACCGTTGCCATTGCGTGTGGCCTCAGCAATTTTCTGTTTTGCGAACAAAATGCGGTTATCTTGGTCTTCGATGGCCTTGTCAAGGCGTGCAAGGTCACTTCCGTGGGACTTGCGCTCCAAAACAGAGAGGCGTTCGAGCAATTGCTGGTTCTGACGCTCCAAAAGCGTGAGTTTCACGTCTTTTTCGGTCGAAACCTGCTTGTGATACTCCTTGCGACGCTGGCGCTTGAGGCGTTTTTGCTCACGAAGAGCCTCTGCGTCCTCATCTACAGCACCACCGACCACCATTTCCTTCTGGCGGGCGCGTTCATCAGCTTCATCGGAGTCGTCATCGTGCTGGACTTCAGGGGAAGGGATGCTTTGAGGCAACTCAATGGTTGCCGAGCCGTCTTTTTCTTCCTGAATGACGATAACTTCTTGTTCTACAGCTTGATTGTCTGTACTCATACGAATGCCCTCACTTCAAGTGGGTTACCTGTAATCTTGGCAATCACTTCGTGGTCGTTCAACACCATGAATTCGACGTTTTCGTCTTCTCCATGAGGAACTTGCCAGCGGTCGCCAGTCCATTTTGGTACTCGCAGGAAATCTCCCACTTCGCACCAGATGCCCTCGACCCAAGGCTCCATCGTGTCGCGCTTTTTAAACGCCAACGGGCCAAATGCAATCACCTTGGCAACGGGGTTTTGCGCCCGTTCGGTGTCGCGAGTCTCTTCAGGCAAAATAATCCCAGATTGAGTCATTCGTTTCTTGGCTTTGCGCAACTGCACGAGTACACGCGCACCAAGGGGAATCGCACCGGGGTCTACAAGAGGAAATGCTTCCTCTAAATCAGCGGCATTACCCGCTACCGTGCTATCGGTCATCTTCATCTTCTTTCAAAAGGTAGTTAAGAATCTCAAGGGACTGTTCAAGTCCGAGGTTTTCTCCGACTAGGCGTTGGTATGCATTGAAGTCAGACGCATTTCCATGCGCCAACCCCTGTGCAATCTCTGCCTGACGCGCTTTTACAGCGCCGATAAAGTCGGAAATTAACTTCATGCGTTGGACTTGTCCACGCCCTTGGGTTGGGAGAAATTCCCGTGGTCGCTGTTAGCCTCTGGCATGGTCGCTTTTGATTGCTCTTTCAGTGATTCGCCTGTAATCCAAGCGCCAGCCGCCATGCGGGTCTTCTGACGTACCTGCTCTGATTGCAGTTCTTTGACTTCTTTTTCCATTTCATTCTCCTAAGTTGCGTTGTGTGGATTGGTTAAGTTTGATTGCAGTTTCTTCCTGCTCGTTTCGCAGTTTGACCTCGTCCACGGTCATCTCTGCGGTCTTGATGCGCTCTTGCGTCAAGTTGTTCTCGGCGTTCATGGCAATCTTGGCGTCCCTGTCCATAGCGTCTTTTTCCATTTCTGCCGCAAACTTCTGTTGGTCGAAGGCCAGTTTGGCTTGGTCGGCGGCGGTACGGCGTTGTGTCTCTGCCATAGACGCCTGCAACACAGCCTGAGCCTCGCCTTCCATTGGAGGTGGTTGTGGCTTGAACTGTTGCATGAGTTGGCCCAATTGCTCAAGGGCTGGCAATACGCCTTGGAACACCTGTGCGGAGTCCATGCTGACGTGGTCGGAGGCCACAGCGATGGCGCGGTCAATTTCCTTGGCAATCTTGCTGTCCTCGTACTTGCCAATCTTGACGTCTCCTGCCGCCAGAACGTAGCCCTGCACCTGCTGGGTGTACCAGAGCATCATGTGTTGCTTGATGTGTTCCAGTGCTTGCGGGATGAACTTGGGCGCGATGAGGCGGTTTGAACCTAGCGTTGGGTCGAGAGCGAACGTCAGGTGGGTCTGGATGTGCGCAAGGTGGTCTTGGCGAGGGTAGGCAAAGGCTGGCTTGCCCAGTGCCATCGCGCTGTTCTCGTCTGCCGCGTTCAACTCGGCTGGCTTGCCAGTGTTTGGCATCAGTTCGTTGACGTTCGGAATCTTCAGTTGCTTGAGCATACGGCTCACCACCGCACGCTGGTCAAAAATGGCAGGGAACTGCGCAGACAACTGCATGACTGACTGCATCTGGGCGACACGCTGGGTCTCGCTGAAGATGTGGGGGTCAGACACTGGAACAACGTCGCTGTTGCGGCGGAAGTCCTCGCGTTTGATAGGCAACTCAGCAACGATGTCACCCTTGCGTTGCTCGTCTAAATGCCAGCGATTGATGCGACCGAGGATGTGCAACACACGGCGCTGGGCGTCGTGCAAGCGTGCATGGATGGAGGAGAACACCACAGCGCCCTGCTCAATCAGCGCCTGAGTCGTACCCACGGGCATATTGCTTTTGGCGTCTGCAATCTTCTCTTCGGCAGTCATCACCACGCCTTTGGCTTCGGTCGTCAGCCAACCAAGCAATTGGTACAGC